ATGGGGGCTCGAAAATTGCGACACCTCGCAATAATCGACAGAGCGCAGCGGCGGAGAACCCACGGTCGTGGGCGAGATGCCCCCTATACACACGAAGAGAGAGCCATTACGGCTCTCTCTTTCGGGTGGAGAGTGGGGCTCGAACCCACGACTCTCGGAAGCGGTTATCCGTTTTCGTAACTTACTGAATTTCAGCCGTTTAACAAATCAGTTTAATATCATTTTGGGACTGTTTTGGGACAATTTCGGGACACTTTTCCGACCAAAAATCGCACCATTTTTCCCGCGCCTATCAAATTGTATTTCAGGCAGTTACAACTCGCTTGTCGTAACTAGTTTTCGCACGTTTTTTCCGCTCGAAGTTCCGAGTGCTCTCGGGACAATTTACCTCTTTTTGTAGAGGTTCATTTCCTCCTCCTTCAAGGCTACTATCTTCTCCAAGTTTTTGATCCGCTCTTCCTGGTCATGGATGAGCTTCTTTTGTGTATCTATGATGGTACGCATGTACACTGTAACCGGAGTGCTTTCGGTTAGTGCCTGTTCCTCCTCATCCGTGAAGAAGTAATCAATAGTTACACCAAAGAACTTGGCCATCTGCTCCAACGTGTGAGCTGTTGGATTGGAGTTCTCGCCCAAGAGATTGGAAACTGAGCGTTTCCGGTTGCCGTAGAGCAGTTCACTCAGATCGGCAGTTGGTCTCTTTGTCTCTTTGAGCAAGTTTTTGACAATTTGCCCGTTAAACATTGCTTTTCCTTATTTCAGTTTAATATCTATGATATTACAACAAAATCGTCTAAAAAATGTGCATTTATAATAGCGAAAAATCGCTCATATATTTGCATATATCATTTTTTTGTTGTAATTTTGCTGCAAAATTAGTAAAAATTTTTGATATGAGCAAATTTTCGCGGGAAAAAATTCAAGATTTTCGCATTTTTTATGTCGAATTGAAGAAAAATAAGTGGAAAAGGCAGTTTAGAGATGAACTTTGCCAAGCAACCGGATGGGCGTACTCCACTTTTTATGCCAAGATGAAGAGCGGTAATATCTATCGCGCCGAGGCACCTATTGTAAAATCAATCATTGAAAACTTCAGGAAGAAAGATGAAAAAGGTAAATAAACAACCCAAGAAGCGTGAGTACTTTATTCTTGAGGAATGGCTTCCTGCACTGCAGAAGCTGGACGGTTTTTCTCTCGTCGCAATTGAGTTCAAGAAGAAGACATGTGGCTATGTCCGGCAAATCAAGGGACAGGTCTTTGTGGAAGATGAGAAGTACATCGCTAACATTAAGATCGTAGAGAAGCATGCAATAACTGTAATATGGAATCACATGGGCGTGTGCACAAACACGAAACACACGCGCATGGAGGAGTTCGATGTAACCCAATATCTGATGCAGTAAGTATGTACTCTGACGAGTTTATTGAACGAGTTCGCTCCAATTCCAACCTCATACGCTTATTTGAAGCCAAAGGCATTCAGCTTAAAAAGCAGAGTGCCGATTATGTGTGCAAGTGCCCTTTCCATGCTGACAAGAAACCTTCTCTGCACGTCAATCCCGCCAAAGGTCTATGGAACTGCTTCGGATGTGGCGAAGGTGGCGATGCTATTCAGTTCGTGCGAAGGGCGTACGGCTATTCCTTCCGTGAGGCGATTGAGTTTCTCGCGAATGAGGAAAACATCCCCATTGAGCAAGAGGAGCAGCTGACGGAAGCGCAGCGACAAGAGCAGCAAAAGCGCGAAGTCCTTCTCAATGCGATGGATGTCATAGCCGATTTCTATGTCTCTACCCTATGGGATGATAAGAGCGAGGATGCGAAGAAAGCCTTGGAGGAGGCCTCCGGTCGCTGGGATAAGGATTTCCTTCAGCAGTACCGTATTGGCTACGCTCCTGCGAAGTTTGACGCTCTTATCAAGTACGCTCATACCAAAGGTATCTCCGCCGAACTGCTCCAAGAACTGGGCATGGCCAAGTACTCCAAAAATCACAACCTCATAGATGTCTTCCGTGGTCGGATCATGATTCCTATACGGAAACGCTCCGGGAGATACGTGGCTTTTACCGGTCGCACCATCAAATCCAAAGAGGGCGATGATACACCCAAGTACATCAACAATGCCAACACACCGCTCTTTAATAAAGATACTACGGTGTTCGGCTTCGATGTGGCTGCAGCTGCTGCCATCCATGCCGATGTAGTGTACTTGGTGGAGGGTGCGCCGGACGTGCTCCGCTTGCATCTGATCGGTGTGAAGAATGCCGTGGCTTGTCTCGGCTCGGCTTGGACTGAAAACCAACTGCGCCAATTGCAACAGTGCACCACAAAGCTCTGTTTTATTCCGGACGCAGATCCACCTAACAAGGAGGCTACCAACATCCGGGACAAGCAAGGCATCGGCATCCAAGCAGTCATCAAGAATGCAAAGAAGGCACTTGCCCTGGGCTTCACTGTCAAGGTCAAGGAAATTCCGGTTGGAGAGAAACAGGACAGTCCTCATAGGATATCATACTTCAAGCAGGATCCTGATTCTTATTTCACATCTATTGATAAGTTCAACAAAACAGCGGAGGAAGATTTCATCATCTGGTATGCGTCGAAGATCTTGGATGTCAACCAAGCAACTTCGGAGAATAGCAAAGCCATTGATGAACTGGCAGAGTTGATTGCCGCGCAGGAAATGGATTCGCAGATACCGGTCTATATCGACAAACTCAATGAGATTTATACCGGACGCCAATCATGGAAGAAAGCCATTGAATCTGCAAGGAGCAAGCGCGCGAAAGAAACCCTTACCAAGAACGAGGACGAGATGGACACCCTCACACAGTTCGGCTTCTTGGAGAAGGATGGCGCGTATTGCACACCGGCTAATGGAGGCAGGATCAAATGGTCTAATTTTACCCTGCATCCGCTCTTCCATGTGCGCGATAATACATCGGCGCTGCGCCTGTATAAAATGAAGAATGAAGATGGCGTTGAGTTTGTCATTGAGTTCCAACAGGAAGAACTCACTTCTCTTGCTCGTTTCCGTGCCAAGGTGGAGAGCCAAGGCAACTTTGTGTGGCTTGCCGGAGAGGCACAGCTCACAAAGCTCAAGCAATACCTCTATAAGGCTACGGAGTCAGCCGAATTGATCCGGCAGTTAGGCTGGAACAAACGCGGCTTCTTTGCTTTCAGTAACGGCATTGCTTTCCGGGGCACTTGGTACAAGGTGGATCCGCTCGGCATCGTGCGCCTTCCGGAAGATAAGGGCAACTATTACCTGCCGGCATTTTCAGAAGTGCATGTTACCGACGACGACAACATCAACGATTTTGACCGTCGCTTCGTCCACGAGGGCCTGAACAGCATTTCCCTCTTTGAATACACTTCCAAAATGGTTGCCGTATTCGGGAACAAGGCAATCGTCGGTATCTGCTTTTATCTGGCTACGCTCTTTCGGGATATCATCCTCCGTTATGTGGAAGGTTTTCCCATACTGAACCTGTTCGGACCGAAAGGATCTGGTAAAACCGAACTCGGTCACTCTCTCATGGCATTCTTTATGTCGTACAACAAAGCGCCTAATCTGTCCACCTCTACCCTCCCTACTATTGCGGAAACGGTGGGACAGGTTTCCAATGCGCTCGTTCACTTGGATGAGTTCAAGAACTCTCTCGATATTGAGAAATACGAGTTCCTGAAAGGATTATGGGACAGCGTCGGCAGAAGCCGCATGAGCCTCGATACCGGCAAGAAGCGGGAAACATCCAAAGTGAACTGTGGCGTGATTATCTCCGGGCAGGAAATGGCCAACAGAGATATAGCTTTGTTCTCTCGTTTCGTGTTCCTGTCGTTCACCACCTCGCAGTTCTCGCAGGAACAGATGCACGCCATGGAGAAGTTCCGTGAGATCCGCAAACGCGGGTGCTCACACTTAACACTCGACATCATCAAACTACGCCCGCAGTTCGAGCAAGGTTTTCAGCGCACCTACTACGATGTTACCGATCAACTTGCTAAACAGTATGCCGATTCCATCGAGGGCCGTATCATGGGTAACTGGGCAATTATAATGGCCGCTTTCAAAACCTTGGAGAATTACCTCAAACTGCCTTTTGAATATGCCGAGGTGTACCGGGAGTGCTGCGCACTGATGGAGGTGCAGAACACCATGAGCCGTGAAAATAATGAGATTGCCAATTTCTGGAAAATCGTTTCCATCTTGGTCAACAAGGGTGTCCTGTATGAGGACAATGATTTTCACATCAAGTACATGGATAGTATAAAACTCAAGGTCGGTAAAGAAACCACCACACGCCCGCTTAACCGGGTCATGCCGGTGCTGATCATACGCGGTACAGTGTTTGATGAGTATAAGGAATATTGTACCGCCCATTCTGAGAATTATCTTTCTGCACCTTCCTTGAAGCAGTACCTGAAGGCTGCTAAGGATTATATCGGTATCAGAGCAAAGGAAGCTTTCCCGCTCATAAGAAACGGCGAGCCACTGTTTGTGTCAAAGCCTGATAAGAAAACCGGCGAGCTCAAAAAAGAGCGCGCTCGATACGTCGGGGAAGCCATGTGCTTTGATTACCAATTAGCTTGCGAGCTATATGAGTTCTCCCTCGCATCCACGAACATTATTGAAGAGTCTGCCGATGACGACGAAGAATGACCATAGCCCGCTTCCCACGTGGAGGTTGTTGACATTGCTTCCTCCACGCTTCAGTTTAATATCAAAGAGGACGCCTGCTCGGGAGGGTCGGCTCCTCAACCTTTATCTGCTTAGGAGGAAGCCTGCTCGTGAGAGTCGGCTCCTCATTCTCTCGTTAGAGTGCGCCTGCTTGGGAAAGTCGGCGCCTCATTCTTTTGCTCTTAATAACCGAACTCGTAACAATCAAAACTTTACATATATGGAAAACTTTCAATTGTTAATCAGTCTCTCCGAGGACATTCTCGTTCTTTTCTCGAACGATGACAACTACATGCGCAACTTGGATGATGTTTGGGAAACTCTCCAGAAGCAAGATCCAGACCATTTCCGGGATGTACAACTCAGGATTTTGATTTCGCACTTAGCCGCAATTCAGGTCGCCTTTCTCAATACCTTTGGCGGTCACATGGTGCCTGAAGCCGACGTAGCCATTTCTGAAGCCTGGCATTACGCAGAGGAGCACATGTCACCTCAATACAAGCAGGGCTTGTAGGCCTGCTTTTTGTGCTATTCCGCTTTTAGGGATGCGACGGGTAACACTCGTCGCTTCTTTTTGCCATTCGCATTTGCTCTCCACTCTCACTATCTTTATTCTACAATTACTACAATTACTACAATATAGTAATGATGTACTTTTGTAGGGCTTTTTCTAATCGCTACAATGTCCTGCAATAGCCTACTATTTGCCGTTTTGTAGGAGGTCACTCCATATCTTCATTTGCTTTTCTACATCCTGCTCGGTGCTGTAGGTGTTTGTTTATCGAAGTGTAGCACCTGTAGCATTTGTGTACTCTACTGGCATGCCCCATATTGAGGTTTTGGAATGTTATCGCTCTTTCCCTCTCGCTCGGTTCCGAGTGCTCAAGTCGTTATGCAGCCGTAGTAGATAAGGAGATTATGCGCCCAAGTTCCGCACAAGCGTAACGCATAGTACTCACATCCTAAACGCTCTATGGTTGACGGCTTCCACCAACTTCTGCCCGATCTTTGTCCTTCTTTGCTTTCAAGTCCTGCCCCTTGAATTACATATTGCCTTGGAGATTTATGTCGTTCCTTTTAGCAATGCAAAGGTAGTTGGTTCTTTCCGTATGGCAAGGCTAAACATGTTCCGGCGCTATCACTAATAGCTTAAAATTTCTCCACACTCAAGAGGTAGTAAATTTTTCGGAAGTCTTGCTGTTCACGGAATATCGAACGTCACTGGCGTCAACTCTGAAAGCATTGTAAAAGAAACAAATCTCAAAACAATATGTCTAACAATTCAAAAAACAGTACAGTTATGAAAGCATCTAAGAAGAACAATCAGGCAACCGAAGTAAAGGTAGAAGTAGCTCCGCAACCCTTAACAGAGCGTCAGTCCTTAAGAGCACTTTGTAAAGAGTTACGCGCCAAGTACGGAACAGAAGAGCGCATTAACAATCTCCTCTGCATCTACTACAAAGAGCTGCACAATCTCTCCATCTTGAAAACTCGGGAACAATGGGAGCGCGAGGGCTTCAGAGTATTCGATAACAACCTCACCCGCTTTCCGGCATGGGGCAAGCCCGTCAGCCGAGTAAACAAAGAAACAGGTGAAGAATACACTTTCTATCCAATCACCCACTTCTACGTACCGCAAGCAGTTTGTCAAGCTTAAATGAATGAGTGCCATCCGTCAGCAATGGCGGGTGGCCATTACCTTTAAAACATTGTCGCCTTATGAAAAAGCATGTTTATCAACAGTACACACAACTCAGTTTTAACTTCGAGTGTAGTTCTGTCTCGGATAGTGAGAAAGTGGAGCAAAAAGCGAGCGTCCTGCTGGAGCAGAAAAAGAGCGTCCAAGTGGAGCGTTACCACTGCACCAAAGAGGAATTTGAAGCACAGCAGGCTATTGAGCGTGATTACATGTTTGGTCGTGCTGCTTGGCTCTACGCGCAATTGGAGCGCGAGATGGAGCATGAGCGCAAGGTGGCAAGAGAAATGGCACAGTTTGAGGCTATGAGAGCCGAAGCATATAAATATAACTTCTAAATTCTTTATCGTTATGATTCCTATTCAACAAATCCTCGTTCGCTGCACAGAAGAGCAGCTGGAGTCCATCCTTTCTTCCTGTCAAACCATCATGTCGCACATGGAGTTCGTCACCGGTCACACTTCATTACAGCTCGCCGGAGATAACGAGCAGTACTGGAAAATTTACGGCTTGAATTGCCTTGTGTTTACGGAGCTTGCAGCCCGCGCACAGGGTAAAACACAGCGCAATCCGAACCCGCTTGTGAAGTGAATTGGGAGGGGCAACCCTCCTTTTTTTTACGACGGGGCACAAGTTCTTCCGGATGACGGGCATCCTTATCTGTTGTATGACTGTCGTCGTAGTTTGTATTTCGACTATTATTATTTGGGCGTTCCCGGCATAGTTCTGCAGATCATCCTCTCCAGAGCTACGTCGGTCGGGCTTTGCAGGGGTTCACAAGTTCCGCACTGTTACACAATACCGTAGCCCTTCCAATCCCTAACGCGGTGGAAAAATCAAAATTTTTTGTTAAATTTTGTTAAATCTATTAACATAGGCGTTATAAATTTGCCTATGTCAAAATTTTTTGGTAATTTTGCGCCAAAATTCATAAAATCGTAAAAGTATGAAAAAGGGTTTTCTTTTGATTTTAGCAATTGCGTTAACACTAATGCAATTGAACGCTGAACAAATAGAAATTGGGCGCTCTGTTTATGTTCTTGACGAAAATACCCAAACGGCTATTTTCAAAAGATGGTGGGGAGGTACTGAAGATGATTCCAAACTCATAATACCTGCGTCCATAGATTATGAAGGCGTGACATATAAAGTTGTTACTATAGGAGAAGACGCGATCAACCAAAACCTAGTTGTTGAGAATATAATTATACCGGATGGTGTTACCAAAATCGAAAGAGGCGCATTTTACAATTGCCCGGAATTGAAGAGCATAACAATACCCTCCAGCGTAAGTGAAATAGGTAGCAACGCTTTTAAAAATTGCATTGAGTTGGAGAGTATAGTCTTACCTGAGGGGCTTTCCTCTTTAGGCTACCGCGCCTTCTATAATTGTGTTAAGCTCAAATCGATTGATATACCTAGTAGTGTTGCTCGTATCGAATCAGGGGTATTTCATAATTGCCAACAACTTTCATCCATAACAATACCTTCTACTGTTTCAGAAATAGGAGATGAGGTCTTCTTTGCCTGTGAAAGTTTAAAGACAGTAAAACTAAATGAGGGACTTCTTTCAATTGGAAAGGGCGCTTTTCTCAGTTGTACGGCATTAGAATCTATTATTCTACCGAACAGTCTTAAAGAATTAGCGCCTCATGCTTTTGGAAGTTGCACTTCTCTTAAAAGTGTTAAGCTTCCAGAATCGCTCGAAGTAATACCAGAAGCCGCATTTGCAAGATGTGAAGCTCTCGCTAACATTGAATTTCCGGAAAGCTTATACGAGATAGAACGCTTTGCCTTCAATGGATGTAAGAGTCTGAGAAAAATCGTGTTACCCCAAAAGATAACACGCTTAGCTCCAGGCGTGTTCCCCGGTTGTACATCACTTGTTGAAATAGTTATTCCAGAAGGAATGACTGAATTAGGTGGCGGTTCTTTTGATGGTTGTACTAACCTCACAGACATATACTGCTATTCGGAAGAGCCTCCACTGATATATCGGGCATTTGATGGTATCTCATTAGAACAAGTTACCGCGCATGTTCGGGTAGTTAAAAAGTATAAAAAAGACTCTCTTTGGAAAGCATTTGGCAAATTGGTGCCCATGCAATAAAAATGACGCCCTAAATTGTAGTTGTGATGGACAGACTTAAATCATTGCTAAATATTGAAACTATAGCAGCTAAATCAGATATTAATGGTGAGTTAGAAAACATTGCTAAAATACTGATGAGCGAGTACTATATATCTAATGGAACACATCTCTATCGCCCTCTTGAAATAGAGTTTTATATCTATCTAAAAGATATTAGCAAAAGCGAGAAAAGGCACGCGGACGAACATGTCTATCCTAGGACCGCTGAAGCAGGTCGTATCTTTTTTCATCAAAGCGGCATGGACATCTGTTTTACAAGCAGTATGGAAGACGGCTACTTTGGTGGTATCCTTATACGTGCTCTTGAACGAGAGGATGGTGAAAACTTCGGTGGTCCACGCATATGCGCTTATGAGGCTCTAAATTCTGCTTCTGGTATGTGTGTCATCCAAGAGTGTGAATGCGATAAAAAACTCTCTTTCGATGTTGAAGCATCTGAACGTATAGGAATAAAGGAATGGACTGATTCCAAAGATAAATCGTGGAAGGATGAGTATTATAATAAAAAATACCGGTTTGTGAGAAAAGGATTAACTGAGATCACGATGACGCTTCCAAAGTTCGATTTTAGAGAACCCAAGTTAAAATTCCCTACTAAAAAATATAAGTTTTAATAAGAAGAGGACTCTGTCCTCTTTTTTTGTTGTTAATATCTTCTTCAAAACCTTTAACAATTTTTAACAGAAAATTTTGGGACGTTTGCGAAAAAACATATACCTTTGCACCGAAAGCTAAATAACTAAATATTATCTTTATAAATGCAAAGATTATGTTACACGATTCGCAAACTGATTTAGTATTTATACCGATGGCTATTCGGTATCATTTTCCTCGTTTTTATAAAAGCCTTATTGCGGCTTTTAGGGCAGCTCATGTCAAGTGTTGGGAGTTACCGTACACTGGTGAGAAAACGCATCTGTGGGCACGCGACTACATGCCCATCACAGTTGACGGGAAAGGTGACATTGCGCAGTTCCGCTACGACCCGGACTATCTGCGCGCACCTCGTTATGAGAAATATAAACCCGATATGGTGCCTATATGGGCTGATATGGAGATGACTCCTTTCCGGTATGAGGATATCGTTCTTGACGGAGGTAATGTGCTCACAGACAAGAAAGGTAATGTCTATATGACCGATAAGATCTTCTTGGAGAACCCCAATTATCCTCGTGACTTGCTTATCAAGAACCTCAAGAAGGCACTCAATGCACGCTCCATAAAGATAGTGCATTGGGACAAGTCTGACATCTATGGCCATGTGGACGGGATGATGGCAATAGCTGACGATGGTTCGCTCATTACAGACCTTAGTTGGGAATACCTCAATTTCCTCCGCGTTGGGAATAAGATCTTCATGGCGCAACTCGGTAAACCGTCTGACGCGCCTGCAGTCAAGCGCATTCAGGAGGCATTCCCTAACTGTGAGGTTTATCCTATTAAATACACGCAGTCGCTCACGCGTCTTGGTGGAGGTCTGCATTGCGCAACTTGGAACACCTTGGAACACGGTTATCAAAATGCAAAGTATTTTAAGCCTTCCAAGCGGCATCCGTTCAATCCTTTCGATGACGACGCATTCACGGAAGAACGGTTGCGTGCAGTCCTGGAGCACGAATTGAAACGTGAGCTTTCAGAAGATGAGTGGCAGTCAATCAACAAACCTTTCTACATGTATTGGAATGATTTATATCTCATGGGAAGACACTTCTCTCCCAATGACATGTTTGAAGCGATAAAGAAAAATCTGAAATTAAAGAATAGTCCTTATTTTAAAACGGACAAGGAGTTGACCAATGTTGTAGATATTCTTACAACATATATGATTCATGTGCCGAAACTCATTCTTCCGGAGAATACAGAATATAATCCGAAAAAGGTAAATATCCCGGCGAGAGTTATGCTATTACATTTTAAAGACACCGTTGCAAACCTCACTTCTTTTAAAATTGAGTATGAGCATCTTTTGAAAGGTGTAAAAGATGAATTGGAGTTTACAAAACAGGTCGAGAAAGAAGCTGAAGAAGCAGAAGAACGCAAGGATGGAACGATTTATATTCTCAATTATCGGAAATTCGATAAGCGGCGTATTAGTCCATATCGCTACACTATAATCTTCAGTGCTACTTGGAGAAAACACATTCGGATTATCGTTTATGATGATTCTCCATTAGAGTACTTTCCGCTTGCTGACTACTTAGAAATGCTTGCTTCAAAAATAAACTTTTATGAAAACTATCGTGAGGGCGACTGTAATTTCGATGAAAAACCCGATTCAGAAGGAGATGCATCCGATTTACCCTTTTAGTCTCAAGCCCGAGTACGTCGATGAAATGACTGTCGATGCCGAAACTGAAATCAAACACAAAGCCGGTTGTGTTTGGGAACTCCTTGGCTCTTGCTATACCCAAGTCCAACTAGAAAGGTACTGCACACTATATGGAATCACTACCGATCAAGCTCTGCAGTGGAAAAGTTATTGGCTATAACTTGCATATCTCAATAAAAAGCAGTACCTTTGCATAGTGTTTGCAACAGAAGTATGAATATACACAGGCAGACATCTATTGTATAAACGCTGTTTATGTAAGTATGTAGAGACTGCTGACTCGTGACGAGTCGGCAGTTTTCTTTCTGTCACGTTTGTTCGCCCTGACCAAGCAGCTGCGCACTTCACTCTACCTGCCGGTGGCTGCAACTACCTCCGGTGGGAGACTACAGCCCTTTGCTGTACCGGCTGCATATACACCCTGCGAGCGTCCGGCTTGACCACCCCATAAAGCTGCTGCAGGCTTCCCTCCCTCCGGTCGTTCGTTCTCCACGGCAAGGCTTTGGTCGTTATGTCTCGCGGTCAGACCTCCAAGTGTTCAGTTCTGACCGTTCGCCTTGGTCACTCCCTCCGCTTTGCTGTTCCATCCTTCTCTCCCTCTTCCGCGCCCGTTATGCAGGCATTTGCCCCAGTAGTTGGGTTTTCTTTGCCTGAACACCAGGCACGAAACCGGTTGAGAATGGCGGCAGACTTCCAAGTGTTCAGTTCTGACCGCAATTCTTAACCTACCCAGTACCGGCGCAACTATACGCCTCTTGCAATACGAGCGCTCTCCTCCCAATGCCTGCTGCAGCACAGGCTGCTATCACTCTCCCACGCACAGTCGCTACACCTCCACGGCTGGGCTCTGGGTCAGCGTGTTTTCGGGCAGACCTCCAAGTGTTCAGTTCTGCTATCCTCAACATGCATCGCCGCCGCCCGGCTGTTCCGTCTCCGCTCCTTCCTTGCATGCCCGATATGTGAACACTGTTCCTGTAGTAGGCGTATTGGCATAGATTATCATTTATGCTAATACCGGCGCGAAAATGGCGGCAGACTTCCAAGTGTTCAGTTCTGACTCGCTATTTTCCCTCCTGCCTGCTACCGGCACAACTACTACACATCAATACGGGCATTGCTACCACCCGCCCGTGATGGCAGCCTTCTCCCTCCCATGTTTTTCTTTTTCTTTATGCTTGTCATTTGAGGGCTTGGTTTTTCGCCCTCGATACCGAAACTGTCTGCTATGCCAAGTATATGTTTCTATACGAATACATTTGTCCGCAGCAGATCCGCGTTTATCTGATACAATCCTTTCCGGTGCAAAGTTAGTTACCGCTACGTTGATTTGAAAGGTCGGAGCACGTTTCGCCGTTCCGATTGTCACTAAAAAAAATCTCCACGCATTATTCCGGCGCAAGACCTCCCTTTGGTCACTTCTTGCGCCGATGGTAGTATTTTGTTACGAAAACCTTGCAAACACTCCCACGGAACACTTGTAAAGCACCGTAAAGGTTATATCAAACGCTAACTGCTTTATACGCAAATGTTAAATTCTAAAACACATACAATCATGGCACAGCTAACTATTTCATTTGGTATCGATTTCGAAAGCCGCTCAAACAACAATCAAAGTTTTGTAAAGGTTGCTCACCGCTCCAGCATTACCGCAAATGAAGAAAGCGATTTCGGAGATATTTACGAGGAATACGAAGATTTTGAGTACACGAGCCAAGTTTGGCACTAATTAACTAACATTTATAAACAATCAAAAATTTTAGAGTTATGAACTACAGAGAACCATTAACGAAGAACGAAATCCGCGAACACGCTGCACACTACGAGAACAGCAATCCGGCAGTCTATTGTGGCACCTATGCCAAGTACAACAACGGCAGCCTTTACGGCATGTGGATTGATTTGTCCACCTTTGAGAACTACCACGATTTTATGGAGTTTTGCAACCGCTTGCACGCTAACGAAGCCGAGCCGGAACTCATGTTCCAAGATTACGAGCACTACCCCGAACAATGGTATTGCGAGGGCTGCATGGGCGAAGCCACTTTCGATAAAATCAAAGAGTATGCCGCCCTTAGCGAGGAACGCCGCGAGGCTTACGAGGCATATCTGAGCTATTGGGATGAGGGCACGCTCGAAGATTTCGAGGAGCGCTACGAGGGCAAATACAATAGCCCCGAAGATTTCGCCGAAAACCTTTGCGAGGAGTGCGGCTACTTCAAGAACTTGCCGCAGTGGCTACAATGCTGCATTGATTATTCGGCAGTGTGGCGCAGTCTCGATACGGGTGGCGATTACACCGAGGTCGATGGGCACATCTTCCGGAATTAAGGCAAGCGGGGCAACCCGCTTTCCTTTTGGACGACCTCCGGCGTCCTCCCCGACCGGAGGTCTTTTGCCATGTCCTCAGAAAGCAGTACTTTTGCATCGTCTTCGAATGAGGATGATGATTAAACATGTTACGATTTCATTGTTGCGAAAGTTTTGCCGGAGGACGCCTGCCTGTGAAGGTCGGCGCCTCTTTTTTTATGCCTTTCAGATCAAAAGTGCATTTTTTTAGACGGAGTGCATTTTTTATAGTCTATACAAGGGGTGCAACTTGCACAATTCCAAGATTTTTAGTAACTTTGCGACCGTTTTTGAACCTAAACTTTAACTATTTTATGAAAGATTGTCTTATCTATCTGTCTCTGCCGCCGTATCTGGCGCAATGGTATGCCAATGAGTGTACACAAATTCACAACCGGGACAAAGAGATTTGTCCGCGTGAGATCTATCGTTTCCCAACTCCGGTGGTTCCTGTCCGTAACTCGCAAGAGTCTGATGTGATCAACATGCACCTTGCCAAGCAGCCGAACGACAAGCCCGCACCGATACCTGCCGACGCCACCATAGCTATCGTTATTCCCTCTTTTACCGGCAAGCCGGTGGAATACTATAACTACATGCCGCTGTCCGGACTGGAGCACTTGGCCGAAACCATTCGCTACCGCTTCAAGTCGGAGTTGTTTGAGGATATCCATGAGGCACGACGCAAAACGCCCCATGCCCGGATCGATCTGCTCGTCACCGCATGGATGGAAGATCACTGCATTGAGTACGATGACACGAACTTCAACACATTGCTCAAAATCTATCAGCGTCGCAGGGATGTATACCGCAAAACGCCGAAAGTGAAGAAAAAATGATTTTTTCGCTATAAGTTTGGGGACGATTTTTGATAATCGTTCCCACTTATTCCGATTTGTTCCACTTAATTCCATTTCATTCCATGTGCAAATACTTTTCACTTCCGGGTATAAAAAAGCTGGCATACATCAATGCCAATAAGCTGCCCGACGGGCTGTCGCTTATAGCCATTTCCTCTGCTCCTGTTTATCTGTCCTCCCCTTCGGTGGAGATTCCCTTTACCGGTGCTCCTTCTTGCGTCGCTACGCGTAGCAACACGAACGGTGCAGGCAATGAAACGGTCGAGCTATCTTTTCAGTCACTCCTCCCGCTTCCGGAGGATGTTCCGGTTTCTTTGTTGGTCACGGACGCTAACAACCGCACTTTTCTCATTGGCACCAAAGAGAAGCCGTACCCTCTAATCGAGAGTTCCGGCGATTTGGGTTCACCCGATGGAGAATCCGCCACCACCACCTTCACTATCACCTACAAGGCACCAAAAGCCTTGATCCCATGCGTATACGCCCAATAATATAGGTCTTTTCGCATATGCGCGAATGGTAGTAATTTTGCAGCACAAACCTAAACCGTGCTATGAAAAACTACCATCTCCACTTGCGCGGCTTTGTCGGAGGTTATGACTTCGACAGCCGCCATGTGCAGAACGTCCTCGATGCCAACAAAGGCAAACGTGTGGATGTTCTCATTGATTCGTTAGGTGGTTCTGTCGCCACCGCGCTTACTATCGCTTCCGCTTTCCGTAATCACGGCGATGTGCATGTGCATTTCGTCGGGATGAACGCGTCTGCCGCCACTATTGCCTCCATGGGTGCCAAAGAGATTACCATGGATGGTTCTGCTATGTACTTGGTTCACAAATGCTCCACCGAGTTCTTCCAATGGGCTTCCCTCAATGCCGATCAACTCGCCGACCAGATCAAGGATCTTTCCCAGCTCAAAACCGATTTGGAGAAGATTGATGCGAATGTCGCTTCACTCTACGCCAAACGCTGTGGCAAAACACAAGCCGAGTTGCTGGAGTTGATGAAAGTCGGTGGATGGCTCAATGCCGAGGAAGCCAAGTCATGGGGCTTCATTGATGAAATCACCGATGATGCCGAGGACGAGGCGCCGGTCCTCACCGATGCTGTAGCTTCCGCTATGGCTGCTGTCGGTATGCCTATCCCGAACGTGCCCGTACAGGCATCGTCCCAGTTCCAGAAGTTCATTGCCGCTCTCACGGAGTTCTTCAAGCCCTCCAAGAAAGCCGAGCAAGCCCAAGCCAATGCCGAGCAGGCTCAAGCAGAACCCGAACCAGTTAACCAACCCAAACAAACCATAACTATGAAGAAATTCCCCTTCCTCGCTGCTCTCCTGCTGATGGCAGAGGCAGCAATCACTCTTTCCGATGGTAAGTTTGCAGCCGATGAGTCCCAACTGGACACCATCGAGGGAGCACTCAAAGAGGCTTCCGAGAACAAAACCAAGCTCACGGCTGCTGAAGCTTCCATCCAAGCAAAGGATCAAGAAATCGCCACTCTCAAGGCGCAAATCGAAGAACTTAACAAGCAGCCGGGCGATTCTACCACCCATCCGGTCAACGATGGCGGTGGCAAGAACGATTCGCCAATGGATGCGTTTATCGAGCGCATGAATGCGGCTCAGAAGCTCTACGATATGGTGTAAGCCATGAGAGCCAACCCTTAACTGTCATTAACCTAAATCAACCTAACTATGCCAGGAAAACTTCAATTTGATTTGGTAGCCTATCAGGAGGCTGCTCACAAGTACCGTCCCGAGCTGTTGATGTTGCCTATCATCGGTATCAAGGACACGCTCAAGTTCATGACAGCCCGTCCGGGCATCCGCTACAAAGAGTCTGTAGCTGCCATGAACGGTACTGCTCAATTCGGTCCGTACAAGCCTTCGCGCTCCACGGATTTCAACCTTAACCTCAACTTCCGTACTCTGGAAACCTTCATGGGTTCGGTTGTTGCCAAGTTCGAGCCTAACTCGGCTATCTCTACCGTCCTCGGTCAGATGGCTGCATCTAAGGGTGACGGACAGATGAAAGCACCTACCGCGCTGCACGTGCTGCGCTTGATCGCGCTCTCCCTCTCGGAGAACCTCAACGGTGCTATCTGGTCCGGTGTACGTAACGCTTCCGGTGATACCACACAGGATCTGTTCGACGGCTTCGATACCATCACCACCAAGGAGATTGCCGCAGGCAAGATTGCTGCCGGTGAGGGTAACTACATGAAGCTTTCGGAAGCCATCACCTCCGACAATGCGTGCGACATTGCCAAGGAGATTCTGCGTTCGCTCGACCCCCGTCTGCGTTCGCAAGATCTCTACATGTACTGCTCGCAGGATTTCGCAGACATGTACAACGATTCCTATCAGGCGTCGCACGCCGGACTTATCTACAACGATAAGTACGATCAGCTCACCGTGGAAGGCTCGAACAACCGTCTGCACATCGTGCCCCTCTTCAACAAAGCCGACTCGAAGTTTATCCACATCTGCCCCAAGTCCAACATGCTTGTTGGTTACGACCAGATGTCGGACGCCGAGGACGTTATGGTCAAGGAGTACGAGCCGTTCATCCTCTCCTACATCGCCACCATGTTCTTCGGTGTTCAGTTCGAGTCCATCGACAAACGCCGTCTCAAAGTCATTGAGTTGGCAGACTGATAGAACGAGGGTGTTCCCCACACAGTCCCGCAGAGCTTCACGGCTCTCCGGGGCTGAGCTGGTCAGGCTTTGCAGGGGTTCGCAAGCTCCGCATTTCTTACGAAATACCAAAGCCCTTCCAATCCTTAACACATTAAAAACCTTATAACTATGCCAAACTGTTCAGCATTACAAAAGTCCCTGTCTTGGTGTCAGGGTACGCCGGAACTTCCCGGTATCAAACGCAGGCTGTACTACACCGCTAAGTCCAACATCGCCAAGTGGCCTACGTTGCCTGTCGATGAACTTGGCCGACCTACGGCAGCCGTTTATCAAGGCAACTTCACCCTTATCGCAGATGCTACTTGGAAGCACATCGACATCCTTCCGGATAAGTCGCAAGTCACTTCCGAGGCTCAGGGAGAAGTACCGTCGCAAACGCAGCTCAACAAACTCACAGCCGTTCACCCGGCAGTGGGCGAGGAGGCTTCCGCTGCGTCCGCCTACCTCAACAATAACGATAACGTCTTCCTTGTGGAGGACATGAAAGGCAAGTACCGCGTTATCGGCTCGGATAAGTGGAACACCAAAACCACCGTTGCCCAGGATCTGGGTCAAGGTGCAACCGGTACCACCTCCACCACTATCAACGCCGAGGCAACCGACGTCGTGCCGGCACCCTTCTACGAGGGCACAATCGAAACCGAGGAGGGCACGATTAACGCCGGTGACGACGACTCTGACTGACCCCGTCCTTGAATGGGTCTTCGCTCCATTCACGGAGCAAGTCTCCCTTCAAGCGCCGGACGAGGTGCCTGCCGTTGATTACTCTGGCATCACCATTCTCGGAGCGCAAGCTACCGATGGTAAAGATTATATCTCTACCAATGGCGCGCGCTTCAATGGCGCAGGAACGCCGGGAATTCGCCGTTCTATCGTCTATACCCCTGCAGCCGATGGCGTGATAACTGTTACCTTCCGATCGAATAACTCCAATTATCGCCGCCTGCATATAGCCGATTCAGAACTCAACGAACTTATTCAAGCCGACGCTGCCAGTGCCGAGGTCGATGCTTCAGCAACCCTCCATGCCGGTACTACGTACTACATGTGGATCGACAATGGCGGAGGAGGCACCTTCACTAAAATCCGTTATGAGCTATGAACCTGTTTTCGTTAGATGAAGTCAAAGCATTGTCCGAGCAATCCGGCTCGGGCAATGCTGCTGCGCCTGCAAAGGATCTGTTTGCAGAGAAACAACGTGCCGGATGGCATAAGCCGGACGTCGGTGAAGCCCGGTGTGATCTCTCCGTCGAGCGGATGACTCTCACACCGCATGCCTCCATTCCCGTGCTCTCCATCTGGAAGAAGTCCATCAAGGGAAGGAAGCTCACCGACATCAAAGCCGATGATGCCATGGTCAAGTACTTTGCCGATCACCTCACACCTGTTATCAAAAAGGTGCTCGGTAATTACCTCTCAAATGGGCATTGGGCGATTGTGCCGTCACCCAAAAGGCGACACCTAACCCAGAACTTTGCGTGCCGTATAGCCGCCGAAATTGGCAACCGGTTGCAAATTCCGTACTACGAGGACGTTGCCCTATCGCACACTCGCCAACGGGTAGCGGTAGATTTCGATTTGGGCTATTTGCCCGAAGAACCGAACCTCATCATTTTCGATGATTTTGTCACTACCGGCTCTACCCTCAATGCCATGTATCGTTTATTAGAACCCCTCGGCAAAAATCTGTTCTTTGTCGTGGGCATTAACAACAACCTATAACTATGTTAAAGAAAGATTTAATGCCGAAAGTCAAGGCTTATCTTGACGCTAAACCGGAAGAGCGGAATTTGGAGGAGGGCGCACTCATGGTGCTCCAGCTCACCAACAACCGCATCATGTATCAGAACTTCATGCGTCGTCCCAAACAGTACGCTTCGCGTATCGAGTACGAACTGCGCAAGAAATACCAGTTCTACCTCCAGCAGGTCACGCACGAAGAGGTCAAAGAGATGTCCGCACAGGTGGAACACATCGTGGAGGAGCATCATATCACCTCCGAGAACGAGGAGTTCAAGAAAGGTAAGCGCGTGGATCACGACGCGCTCCCCGTAGAAATCCAAGCTCTCTACGCGGAGAACCTTTCCCTCATGCAGCAGATGCGCCGCCTGCATACGCAGTTGCAGTTGCTCTCTGTTGAGAACTCCACGTGCCCCGATAGCGAGCGTTATCCGTTCCTCAAAGAGCTTATCGCCCTCGATAAGCGCTACCATGCTAACTGGGAGCGGTACGACCACTTCAAGGTGGGCGAACCTCTCCCCGAGGCTACCGCCGAGCATGTTGAGGAACACCCGGCAGACAATACGCCTAAGAAAGCGGATGAGGCACCTGCCGACGAGACGCCGAAACAGGAGCCCACGCCCGCTACCGAACCGGAGGCTAAACCGGCAGACGCTACGCCGGTAAAGAAGGCAACGAAAAAGCCCGCCACGAAAAAGGTCACTTCTAAAACTACGAAGAAGTGAAGCGCAACGAGTCCATCGATAGCTACCTCAAGCCCCTCGCAGAGTGTCCGTTACAGTGTTACTTAACGAACACCTTGCAGGTGGCTGACGTCGTGGAATGGGTTCTCGCACAGGTGGGGAAGGCTACCATTTGGCAGACTTCCTTCTCTATCTCCGAGGAGTTTCTGCGCCGCTTGTTCTTCATTGAGAAATCAGGGAAGGTGGACACCATCCACCTCATCCTTGATTTCAAAGCCACGCAGAAAACGCTCCGGCTATGGCCGTTCCTCACTCGCGTCATAGAGCACACCTATTTGGCCGATAACCATTCCAAGGTGATTTTGATACGTTCTTTGGAGACCGCTCACACGGTCTCCATTATCACTTCTCAAAATCTTACCCGAGGTAATCGTAATGAGTCCGCTATCGTGACAACCGATCCCGCTGTTTTCGCTACCTTCCATGAAGCCCTCACGGACATCATGAAAAACCACTCTGTTCCACTGTCTGAGTTATTCGCTCAAAAAATCGCTGAATAATGAATGCTATCCATCTTTCCACAGCCCAAGCCATGATGCTCCGGCCCGATCCGGTGGATCTGGTCGTTTTCAAGTCTGATGGTTCTCTTCTCCATTACCCTAATGTAATATCGCTCAAGTACGATTTCTATGCCGGTACGCGAACAATCAAGTTCCTCCGCTCTGGCGAAATGCGCACCGTCCGCGATGTCTGCATCTCGAAAATCAATGGTTTGGAGGTATTCCTCTAACCTTGGCACGGAATTTGTACTAAGTTTATTGGGCAGCGAACAATGTCGGCGAACTTAGAACAGATGTCCCACGTACCCCTCCCAAGTCACAAGCTTGGGAGGTTTTATTTGTCCAACTTTATTGGACTTACGACGCAAATTCGCTCCCGTTTTTTCGCTCTGAAACTGACGTTTTTCGCTCCAAAATCGTGCTCATTTTGCCCCATTTCCCTTCTCCATAATACCTCCGTTCGTCATGCACATACAATAGCAAGCCAATTTTGCACAATCGCAAGACCTTAAATCTTCATTTTTGCTCATTTTCGTTAAAAAATTCACATTTTTTGCATTTTTTCAAAATCAGTCCAAAGTAATTGGACACTCTTTTATTATCTTTGCAGCGAATTTTAAAATTTGATTCGCTATGAAAAAGTTTTACTTCGTTTTGTTGGCCCTCATCGCCACAACCGTTTCGGCTTTCGCCCTCAACGTTACTGTTACCTTCACAAATGGTCAAACCATGGAAGGTACAATTGTTAGTCAAACCGACACCACTTTGCTTATCTCGCCTTATTACTCCGTTTCTCATCAAGACATTCTTATCACGCCGGATCGTGTAAAGTACTTCTCCATCTCCGGAGTCGGACGCTTCTATCCCGTCGATGGTAAGTTTCAACCGGACGAGAAAACCAAAGCCAAGCTTCTAAAGAAGCAAGCCGAGGAAGCCGCACACGCCAAAGTGGTCAGCGAAAGAGCCGCCAATCCTAATTTGGTTATCGGCAATGCGCTTAAAAAGACTGGTGGCGTCTGCATGGGTATCGGTATTCCTTCCGCTATCGTTGGCGCTATATTGGTTGGTGTCGGCAATTCCGGCGTAGATACGAGCGGAAAGCCGGAGGACGTCGCTGCCAAAGCAAAAACCAAATCCAACTGTGCTGCAGCTGGCTATGTGCTCCTTCCGATGGGTGCTGCCCTCACCATTGTGGGAATACCGCTCAACGTACACGGCAAGCGCATTGCTGAAATGAATATCAACTACACCGGCAACGGTGCAGGACTTTCGTTCAATTTCTAGCAAAAACTTGCATATCTCAAATTTTTGTTGTATCTTTGCACAGAGTTTAAAACTTGTGTATGTCTAAAGCACCTATACATGCTATAGCGCGTCTGCGTCCGGGCACGGACGGGAACGGGATCACCACCTTGGTCACGTTCTATGGTTGTCCGCTGCGCTGCAAGTACTGCCTTAATGCCGATACGCTTGGGGCTATTCCTCAGGGGCAAGAGATGACCCCGGAGGAATTGTATGAGCGCGTACGGAAGGACGACTTGTATTTTCGCGCTACGGGCGGAGGGGTTACGTTCGGAGGTGGTGAGCCCTGCCTGCGCAGCGAGTTTATTCAAGAGTTTGCTCAACTCAACCTGCACGGTTGGAAGATACGTCTTGAAACATCGCTGAATGTGCGTCTTGCTAATGTGGTTGCGCTTTTACCCATTGTTGACCAATGGATAGTGGACATTAAATCTTGGGATTCGGGTGTATATTACACCTACACAGGCCAAGATGATTTTCTTGTCAAGCGTAACTTAGATTTTATCGCTAGGCATAAAATGCAAGATAAGGTGCTCATTCGCTTACCGCTCATTAAAGATTATAACGACGAGCAGGACCGCCAAAAGAGCTTGGCATCTCTGCAAGCAATGGGCTTCACAAACTTTGATTTATTCACCTATAAAACACCGAAGCAATGAAAGGAAAAGAGTTATGTGAGTTTTTGAAATCCATTCGCCAGAAGATAGCAGACGCGAATGGCATCCCGTACACAACGCGAGAGTGTACGCATAAAGGCGATTGCCCTGGCACATGTCCGCTTTGCGACGCGGAGTTAGACGACCTTCAGCAGAAGATCGAAGCCATGGTGGAAGAGGGAAAGAAAGTGAACCTTGATGTGCTGACAGACGAGGAGAAGCAAGTGTTTTTCTCACAGGTCGATTTGCCGCTTGATGAAGAAGATGGTGAGCATATTTTGATGGGTGATGTGGCACCACCTGACGAATGGGAAGATGACGAAGTGGAAGTCACAATGGGCTTGCCCGCTATGCCCAGAGAGCCATTAGCAGGTATTCCTGCGCTGCCGGATGATGTTGATTCAGACCCTAATAAGAAGAAATGAAGAAACTTCTTTACATACTTTTCGCCCTGCTGTGCCTCTGCGCTTGTGAGCCGTCCGACGTTGCTCCCGGAGGAGGATCGTCCTCCAACCCTCGCATTTGCAGAGGTTACGGCTACGATGTAGTTTACACCGTTCGAGGCAGCCAAGTCTGCCAAGGTTACGGCTACACCGTAGTCTATACCATCCGGGGCGATAAAGTATGTGATGGCTACGGCTACAACGTAGCCTATACCATGCGCGATGACAAGGTTTGCAATGGTTACGGCTATAATGTAGCCTACACCATACGCGGCAAACAGATTTGCCAAGGCTACGGCTACACCGTAGTTTATACCATCCGGTAAGCCTCCCAACGATAATTCCAAACAGGCACTAGCAATTACCGGGCCTCCCAAGCCTCAAAACTTGGGAGGTTTTTTGTGTGTCTTTTCGTATGTGCGCGTAATGTAGTACCTTTGCGCCATAAACCTAAACGCTATGGATTATCAATTTGACTCCGTGGTCGATGTACCACAACTTCAAGCCCGGGCGATCTTCGTCACCGACACCACAACCCTATTCAAAGAGGACGGGGAGATTTCGCCTATTCAGCTCGACGAACATACGCAGTACGTTCCTTGGGGTGCCGACAACCTCATGCCCTATAACGTGCTCAAGAAGATTGAAGCCGACGAGACACTGACCACCTGCCAACAGTGGAACGCCGAAGTATGCTACGGACAAGGCCTCCAGTACGATACCTGCGAATGCTCTGCTACCGTACAGCAACAAATCAAAGATTTCTTCTTTGAAAACGGCATGCAGTCCTACTTCTTAGGGGCTTGCCTTGATTTCAAACACTTCGGCTTCTGTGTCACGCTCATCATCCTCTCCAAGGACGGCACGCGTATTACCACCATGCTCCGCAAGGAGGCTTGTAATTGCCGCTTCACTCCTGCGGGTGCAGACGGCACAAGCAAGGAAATACTCTTTGCCAACTGGGAGCACTCAACCGCTCCTTCCGATGTGGAGCACATTCCTTTGCTCAATATCTACAATCCCTGGTCCGATCTCCAGACCCGCCTCAAGAGCGGCACCAAGAAACGTAAGTTCGCCATCGTCACGCGCATACCTACCGCGCGCAATACCTATTATCCTATACCGTATTACGCCGCTATCTTCAAATCGCGCTGGTATGATATCAAGCAACTCATTACCACCGCCAAGAAAGCGAAGCTCCAGAACGCTGCCCCTATCAAGTACCAGATAGAGGTCAACGAACGCTACTGGGAGCGTATCTTCCGCGCGGAAGGTATTACCGACCAAAAGAAACGGCTCGAACGCGTCAACGAGGAGAAGCAACGTATAATCGATTTCCTCACCGGAGCAGAGAACTCCGGCAAGGTATGGTTCTCTTCCTTTGGTGTGAACCCCAATGGCGAAGAAAACCACGATGTCCTTATCAAGCGCATCGATGATGCCAAGGAGGGAGGCGACTGGGAAACGGACATCCAAGAAGCGATTAACGTCATCTGCTTCACTATGCGCGTACACTCGAACCTCGTTGGCTCTGTGCCGGGCAAGAGCCAGTCGAACAACTCCGGCTCTGACAAACGCGAGTTATACACCATCGCGCAGGCCCTGCAGAAACCTTACCATGATCTTCTTTTCTATCCCCACCAACTGCTCATTCGCTTCAATCATTGGGATGGTGCATTCCCCACATGCCCCTTCATCCAACTCACTACGCTCGATGAGCATAAGGATGCCAAAGAAGTCACTACTGACAATCCCGAAACCACTAAACAATAACCTATAACCTAAACCTACTATGTTAATTTCAACCGATGAGCAACTGCGGAACTATCTTCCCAATGCTCTTTCCACAGTCGAAGGAGAGTCCTCCTTGTATGAGAAAATCGAGCCGTATCTTCGCAAAGCGGAAACATGGCTTACGCGCAATTTCCTTGGCGAAGATTTCATGTGCGGTATGGAGGCAGCTCCGGAAACCGACGCCCTCCGCGCCCTCTGCTGCCATATCACCGCACTTGATGCGCTCCGTCGAGCCGTCCCTTCGCTCGATCTTATTCTCACGCCTAACGGTTTCGGTATCGTTTCCAATCAGAACATCGTTCCGGCAAGCGCGGATCGAGTAAACCGGCTCATTGAGTCGCTTCTCTCAAACCGCGATGATCTGGCGTCCGACCTTCTCCTCAAGCTTGCCGTCACTCCTTCTTGGCAGTCCTCCGTTCAAGCAGCGTACTTCGGTGCTACGCTCTGGCCGAACCTCGAACTGGCAACGCTGGCTGGTCATAGTGCAGACAAATGGACGCACTATAAATCGCTTCGCTTACGTGCTATCACTATCGAGCAGGAACTGGCGGAAAACTTCATTTCCGAGGAGTTGATGGCACGGTTACGACGCAACATGCTGTTGCAGCAGGTAACCGCCGAGGAGCGCACCATCATTGATGCCGTGCGCCAAACAACCCTCGAAATGCTTGCCGGAAAAACGCTTGATTACAAGCGGATGTTTTCCACCGTGCAGCGCATCCGTACACGTCCTGCAACGTTCCCGGAATGGCAGGATTCCTACACCGCTATGCTATTCTGTAGGCCATCCTTCGAGAACCACAAGGATTCTGCCGGATACTGGTGGTAATTCATTCACATTACACATTACACATTTTGCTATGCAAACCCTAAACCTTATCTTACCTACATGCTGGCAGGAGTTGACGCCCGCGCAACTCCGCTACGCATTCTATCTCCTTGCGCAGGAGTTCACAGCAGCCGAGATTAAAACCTACGCGCTTGTTCGGTGGGCACCGCTTACCCAAGTAGAAAAAACCGATGACGGTCTTTTCTGTCACTTCGAGGGTAAGCCCTGCTTCATTACCTCCGAACAAATAGCTGCCGCTATCAAACATCTCGATTGGCTGGAGAAGCTGCCACTCGTGCCGGTGCGCCTTCCCTCTATCGGAAAGCTTCAGCCGGTAGAGGCTGACCTCTCCGGCATAACCTTCGAAGCCTTCCTCATCCTCGAAAACCTTTACCAAGGTTATCTCGTAACAAAGGATCAGGCGCTCCTTTCCGAAATGGCAGCGTATTTATACCAATCGCCGAAGCCTATGGAGCTGTCTCCGGAGGAGGCCATCTCCATCTTCTATTGGTATGCCTCCGCCAAACAGCTGTTAGCGCGCCGTTATCACAACTTCTTTGTGAACTCCGAAGCGGAAGCCGATACCACTGCTATGCAGGAACGGCTTCAACAGTCGATGAACAACCAAATTCGCGCGCTAACCAAAGGCGACATTACCAAGGAGAAAGAGGTCCTCGCAATGGATGTGCACCGTGCGCTCGTAGAGCTGGATGCCCAGGCACGCGAATATGAAGAACTCAAGAAAGAAACCGCAAAGCCATGACAACTGTTTCCAACTGGGATGCTACATCCTTTTTCGAGCGTCTAACCGACACCAATATCCTTGCCCGGAACAAAAAGTTTCGCTTCTGTAAAGTGAGTGGTCTGCAGGGCTTCGAGGACGCGCTCGCCACCCTCCAGACCACCACCGCCTTCGTCTGCGTCTCCGACACCGCCGAGGGCTACACAGAGCTGAACAACTCTCCGCGCACTCGAAGAGTCAAGACGGTCTTTTTCGCCATGCGTCACCAACTGGGAAACATGGCAGCCCGTCTTGATTGCTTCGATACCATGCGCGAACTGTTCCGGCAATATATGTCGGTGCTAATCTTGGAATCTACCAAGCTTCAGGAACGCTCCCTGTATCTCGATCCGCGCATCCGCTTCTCGGAGATACCCGAGTATTTCGCTTCCGGTTGCGCTTGCGCTTCCTTCCAAGTAGCGGTGGATATCTACACCGATCTGCGTTACAATGAAGCCGAATGGCTGTCGGCAGCAGCACAGCCGGAGCAAGCACCGGCAAATCCCTAATCGTATCACAAACCTAAATCTGTATTTAGCATGACTTACACCGAAGAACAACTCCAGCAAATCGACCAATATGCGTCGATTTACCTCCGTCCTACCGACATCGCGGTCATTCTCGGTGTCCGAATTGAGGTGTTTAAGCGGGATATTCAAGACGAAAATAATCCGGCATTTACGGCGTACCGCCATGGGAAAGCATTAAGTAAAGTACAGCTACATCAGCAAGAAATGACCCTTGCTAAAGTAGGCTCGCCGCTTGCCCTGCAGACGGCACGTGAGAACCTTTTAGACATGGAGGACGATGAATAATGGCACGACCACAGACTGTAGAAATATGCAAGCGTGACCTCTTTACGGCTGAAGCCGAACTCATGGAGCGGTATGGTCCGGAAACGGTTCAAAAGCTGCTCCGTGTTCGGGAGGAATATACGTGGTTCATGGCGAACCCCGACGCCAAGGATCGGGTGTTTATCAATGAGGTACGCTCACGCTTTGGTATAGGTGTCACGCAAGCCTATGCCGACCTTTCGTTAGTGAAAGCTTTGCTCCCGACGCTCTCATCCGCGTCGCGCGACTTTCACCGCTATCGCTTTAACGAAATGATCTTGGAAACCTATCAGATGGCCAAGGCTCGTAAGGACACCAAGACGATGGAGAAAGCCGCTTCCTCCTATGCCAAATTCAACCGCGTAGATTTGGAGGACGAGCAGGCAGTGCCTTATGAGATGATTGTGGTGCAGCCCTTCACGGCTACCGACGACCCGACCGTGCTCGGTATCAAGCCAATTCCTAACCTCCAGCAGAAGATTGACCAGATGATCGCCCACTATGGCGCAGAGACTATCGACATCGAGGACATCGAATATGAGGAGCCGGACTTGGAGGAAGAGATGTGGCAACCCAAAGAGGAAAAGGAGGGCAACCATGAGTAAGCGCGTTTACTTCAATACCCCGCAGCGCTTGACGCAGCTCATCGGCGCCAATACTACTGTTATTGTCGCTGGGCGACGTACCGGCAAAACGGACTCTATCGCCTCTCCCTTTGTGCTCCGCAACATGCAGCGCATGCCGGGATCAACCGGCGGTATCGTTGTGCCTACGTTCAAGCATGGTTTGACCAACACCATTCCTGGACTACTCGCCGCATGGCGTCGATGGGGCTTGCTGCCAAACATCCACTATGTGGTGGGCAAGAAGCCGCCCAAGTCCTTCGGTACAGCCATCATTGAGCCTACCGATTATGAACACGTCATATCGTTCTACAATGGCTCGCGTGCGGTCATTATTTCGCAGGACCGTCCGGGATCCTCGAACTCCTTAACGCTCTCATGGCTCCTTATCGACGAAGCCAAGTTCATAGATTATGAAAAGCTAAAGGACGAGACCCTTCCGGCGAATGGTGGTATCAAGTCCTACTTTGGCAAGCACTCCTTCAACCACTCCATAATGATCCTCTCCGATATGCCGCAGTCCAAGAAAGGTTCTTGGTTCTTGCACTACAAGAAAAAGATGGATAAGGAACTGATTGCCACCATTGAGGCAACAGTGTATGAGATTTGGCGCTTGAAGCAAAAGGTCAAGGAGGCTATTGCGGCAGGCAAGACGCCGCCCGAATATCTCCGCAAGAAGATACGCCACCTTGACAAGCAGCTTAATCAGATGCGCTCTGTGGCCGTGTACTACAAAGAGTACTCATCCATAGAGAACTTGCAACTGCTTGGCGAGTCCTACATCAAGCAGATGAAGCGCGATCTTACGCCGCTTACCTTCCAAACCTCTATCTTGTGCAAGCAAATCGGTATTGCTAAAGATGGCTTCTATTCGTCGATGAGGGAGTCTCATAAGTACGACGCATCTAATTTTGAGTACTTGGACACTCTTTGGCAGTCCAATGTAGTTGGACTATCAGCAGCCGCCCCGATGGACGTTTTTACCTCCCTTGCTGACCGCGATGTGAACCCCGACGCACCCATCTGCATCGGTATGGATTACAACGCCAATATCAACTGGATTGTGGCAGGACAGCCATCCGGCAACAGGCTCAATATTTTGAAGTCTTTTTACGTCAAATTCGAGCGCAAATTACCTGCCTTGGTGGAGGACTTCTGCAACTACTATTCCGAGCACCGGAATAAGACCGTCATCTTCTACTACGATACCACCGCTTTGGGCAGTAATTACGCGGTAAACACGCAAGATTTCCATTGGGTGATCATGCACGAATTTGAGCGTCACGGATGGTCAGTTCAGGACGTTTATTTGGGCAATCCGATGCGCCATGACGAGAAGTATTTGTTGATCAACCAAGCCTTCCAAGGAAAGCAAAGATTGATGCCATTTTTTAACCGTCAGAACAACGATGATTTGCTACTCGCAATTCAGTCTGCCGGTGTCGTAAACGGGCGAAATGGCTTCCACAAAAACAAGTCCGGCGAGAAGCTTGCGGAGTCCGAAGAAGATCTTCTCGAACACCGCACAGATGGCACGGATGCCTTCGATACTTTGTACATTGGGTGCGAGAAATTCCCTCAAGAGGTCATTTCGAGCACTAATTACAACGGATTTGGATGATTTTGGCTCTCTTCAAGGACCAAAAAGGACTAAAAAAGTGCAAAATTCGCGAAAAAACTCACTTTTTTTGCACTTTTTCTTTTTCTGTCCAAAGTAATTGGACACTTATTTTGTAACTTTGCACTCGATTTCGGACAAACGTGTCCGGAGTGCAAACAAATGAGTACTAAAAAAATTTTGTAGGCTCGAAGCACAGTAAAGCCTACCTCTCGCCGAAGACTTTGGCGCGACACCGACGCCGGATCGCTAAAACGCTTCGCCGTTTAGAGGCTAAAGATCGCCTCCAGTGCAAAACCATTGAACAGCTAAAAGAGCACCTTCGACAACTCGAAGAAATGCTCTCTCGCCGGGATGGTTAGAGCACGTTTAGAGAGGTGCGAGGTTACTTTTTTAATGAAAAAGTATGCTTCGAACGTCAAAATGATTGTAAAAATAACGCTTAGCGTTAATTTTACTTGCATATATCAAATTTTTTTTGTAATTTTGCACGCTTTTTTGTGAGAAAGTATTCTTACAAAAGAACATTGACATAGAATTTTTTGCAGTTTGCTAACCGGTCACGACGGAACGGGAACCCAGAGGACCAAGGTACGCAATGCAAACTACTCGCACCTCTGGTGTGGGCTGTTTGTCGTACCTTGATAGGCGGTTCCCAAAACATGGCCTCGTCGTGAACGGCGGCAGTCCACACTTTTATAATGGGGTATTAGCTCATCTGGCTAGAGCGCGACACTGGCAGTGTCGAGGTGAGCGGTTCGAGTCCGCTATACTCCACATTTGATATTAAATTGATTACTATGGCGCAGAGCACAGTTAAAGAGAAACTCTCCGATATTTATTTGGATTTGAATATCCGTAGATTTGCTAACCGCTATTTTGATAAGAGCGGTGGCTGGTTGTATCATAAGTTTGACCGTGTGGACATCAATCGAAATGGTCATCCGGATGACTTCACGGATGAGCAGTTAGCACAACTGAAGGCAGGCCTGCATGACTTGGCTGATCGTATTCACAAAGCCGCTGATACCTTATGAGAAAGTTCCTTCTTTACATACTAATCACTACCGCACTTTGCGCCTGCAATCGTTATTCCGAGCAGGACGCCACGCGCGTCTGTGGTGTACCCGTGAAAGGCACCCCATGGGAATTGGCATCTACATTGGCAAGCCAACGTGAGGGCGGCTTTGTCCCGGAGTGCGTCGAGGTATATGGGGACAAAGCCTACATAAGGGGATGGTTAGATACGAACGGCACCAATGAGCCTTATCGTGTTGCGCCCTACGATGACGGGCTACTACCTGCTGAAATTGTGTGCGACCTTGCCAATGGTCAAGTCACCCACGCAGGTCTTTATTGTGAAATTTTAGACAAGAAATAATATGAAACGGACTGAATTTACTATTTGGCTCTACATCCATATTGACTCAGCAATATGTGAGTTTTTAGAGAGCAATAAGGACGAGGAGTCTTACTCTAATTATCGCCTTAACATTGTGCCTGACAGCACTCCCGGTAATATCATCCCGTATAAAGTATCTTTCCTTCCTAATGATCAGGCAGATTACCTCTTCATGCCTCGTTTGTCGGAATTGATTGAGTATGATGTAAACGAAGAGACAGCTGAAGCAGAGCCAATGTCGTGCGTGCGCTCAATAGCAGCCTTTATGGACCGTTGGCTCGACCGTAATTATAATGAGTAAATCTTTATCGTAAAAATTTGGATATTAGTTATATGATGACTTTCCAAGACATCCTCAACTTTTGTCGTTCCTCGTTTACCGAGAAAGACAAAGGCACCAAGTTTGAGAAGATTATGTGCGCGTGGCTTAAAACCGACCCGCGTTTCAATGAATTGCAGTCTGTTTGGATGTGGGAGGACTTTCCCTCTCGCAAAGATTTTGGCGGCAAGGATATAGGTATCGACCTTGTAGCACGCACAGATACAGGCGACTATTGGGCTATTCAATGTAAGTGCTATGCGGAAACAGCTACTATTGATAAGCCTGCGGTTGATAGTTTCCTTTCCACTTCTGCAAAGTCCTTTACCGATCCGGAAACTTTGCAGACGGTTCGCTTTGCTCATCGCGTTTGGATCTCCACTACCAACCATTGGGGCACAAATGCGGAGCAGGCTATCAAGAACCAGACTCCGCCGGTCACACGTATAAACCTTGCCGACCTTACCAATTCTGCCGTTGATTGGGAGCAGCTGTATAATGGCATAGCCGGAGCTGAAGCACGCTCTGCCAAAAAACAGCCGATGGAGCACCAAAAGGAAGCCATTGCTGCTGCGAGGAAGTATTTTATCGAGCAGGGCAACGACCGTGGCAAACTCATCATGGCATGTGGTACTGGCAAAACATACACTTCACTTAAAACGGTGGAAGATTTGCTCGGAAACCACGGTCTTGTTTTGTTCCTTGTACCATCTATCTCCTTACTAGGTCAGACACTCAACGAGTGGTCAGCCGACGCAGAGAAACCTATCAAGGCTATCTGCATCTGCTCCGATAGCACCGCCTCACGTAATCGCAAGGTTGATGAGGATGACCCAACTTTCTCTGCTTTGGATCTTGCTTTGCCTGCATCAACCGACCCGCGAAATATCTCCAAACAACTCCGTCGTTATCGCAACCATGATGGTCTGGTAGTCGTATTCTCTACCTACCAATCTATTGAAGCCGTGTACGAGGCACAGCAACAAATCCTGCATGATACCAATAAGCAATACGGTATTTTTGATTTTATTGTTTGCGATGAGGCACACCGTACCACCGGCGCAACAAAGCAAGGTGAGGAAGATAGCAACTTCGCCAAGATACACGAAGCCGATTACATCCGTGGCAACAAGCGTCTGTATATGACAGCCACACCGCGTATCTATTCTGACACCACCAAAGCTCAAGCCACCGAAAAAGATTATATCCTTTATTCGATGGATAATGAAAAATGGTATGGTCAAGAGTACTTCCATGTAGGCTTTGGTTATGCGGTCGAACATCAGTTGCTTACCGATTATAAAGTTTTTGTGATGACTGTTTCGGAGAGCGACATACCACAGCATATACAAAATGCTATTCGCAACAACAAGAATAAGGAACTATCTTTTGATGATGTTTCCAAACTCATCGGTGTTATTTCCGGTCTTTCCAAGATTATCAAGGGAGACGATGGACGTACATGGGAGATTGACCCACGCACAATGCACCGAGCTTTAGCTTTCTGTTCCTCTATCGGAAACGAAAGCAAGCCGGGCACATCGAAAAATGTAGCCGCTGTTCTACCCCGAATTTCTGAGTTTTATCAAGATCTTCGTGGAACTGTTTCCGAATCGGGCGAGACGCTCCCGGAACATGTTGTTTCCGTAGTCGCTCAACACGTGGACGGATCAATGAACTCCGTCACACGTGCTGAAGCTCTCCGTTGGCTCGCTGATGAGCCGGAAACACCAAACGAGTGCCGCGTTATTACCAACGTACGCTGTCTCTCCGAGGGCGTCGATGTTCCGGCACTGGATGCTGTCTTGTTCCTTTCCGCAAGAAACTCACAAGTCGATATTGTGCAGTCCGTTGGTCGTGTTATGCGTAATTTCCGCAGGGGAACGGCTGACGAAAAGAAATACGGCTACATCATAATTCCTGTGGTCATTCCTGATAACGCCGAGCCGGATGCCATCTTGAAAGCTAATGATTTCAAAACGGTATGGTCAATCTTGAACGCTCTCCGTTCACATGATGACCGTTTCAATGCACACGTTAATAAGATAAATCTCAATAAGAAGAAACAGGACAAAGTTGTCATCGGTCAGCAAGGTCTTGGCTTTGGTACTCGTGGTGTAGGTCAATCGGATAGCACTACTCCCGACCTCCCGGAAGAACTTACTATCGACTTTGGCGAATATGAAAATGTCATCTACGCCAAGTTAGTCGATAAGGTCGGCGACAAGATGTATTGGGAAAACTGGGCGAAAGAGGTTGGTGAGATTGCAAAGAAATTCATCGCTCGTATTGATGCCGCTATCAAATCCGGTGAATATGCCAAGGAGTTTGCTGCTTATCTCGACTCGCTCCGCAAGAACATCAACCCCTATGTGGGAGAACAGCAGGCTATAGAGATGTTAGCGCAGCACATGATTACCAAGCCTGTCTTTGATGCGCTTTTCCATGACTATGAGTTTGTCAAGAACAACTCCATTTCCTCCTCTATGGAGCAAATGCTATCGCTCTTGCACGCCGATGCTTTCGAGAAAGACACCGAAGTCTTGCAACGATTCTATGAATCCGTTTCCCGAAACATCTCCGATATTGACAATTTGGAAGGAAAGCAAACCATCATCAAAAATCTATATGAGAAATTTTTCAAGGGTGCTTTCCCAACTACCGTTGAACAACTCGGTATCGTGTACACGCCGGTTGAATGTGTGGACTTCATCATCAAGTCCGTTGATTCAATCTTACGTAAGGAGTTCAATACCGCGCTCACGGAACGTGATGTACACATCCTTGATCCGTTCACGGGTACTGGCACTTTCATTACACGGCTCTTGCAATCCGGATTGATAAAGCCGGAAGATTTGGAACGCAAATATGCTCACGAAATCTTCTGTAATGAAATCGTACTACTGGCTTACTATATTGCTGATGTCAATATCGAAGCCGTATTCCACGACCTTACGAAACGGCAGACATACCTGTCATACGACAATATCTGCCTTACCGATACTTTCCAACTTGCCGAGCCTACCAAAATTCCGCACACGGAATTTTTCGGCGCAAACTCAGATAATGTGGAACGCCAACGCCGCACACCTATCCGCGTCATCATTGGCAACCCACCATATTCAGTTGGGCAAAAGTCTCAAAATGATAACGCTAAAAATCAATCTTATCCTACACTTGATGAACGTGTAGCCAAGACATATACTGCTGAATCAACTGCTGCACTTGCAAAAGGTTCTTATGATAGCTATATAAAGGCATTCCGTTGGGCTTCCGACCGCATTCCTCATGACGATGGTGGTATCGTTGCTTTTATCTCAAATGGCTCTTGGTTAGATAGTAATGCTGGTGACGGCTTCCGCCGATGCCTCGAAAGAGAATTTTCCACTATCTACGTTTTCAATCTTCGGGGAAACCAACGGACAAGTGGTGAGCTTTCGCGCAAAGAGGGTGGAAAGATATTTGGCTCAGGCTCCCGGACACCAATCGCCATTACTTTCCTTGTTAAAAATCCTGCTGACCGTACCGGCAAGGCAGAGATTTTCTATCATGATATAGGTGACTACCTCACTCGTGAACAGAAACTAAAAATCATCGCTGATTTTGGCTCAATTGATAATATCCCTTGGGAAACTATTATCCCCAACGACAAAGCCGACTGGATCAATCAACGTGATGGTGTTTTTGATAATCTTATTCAAATACAACCCGATAAGAAATTTGATATTGGTGCGAAAGCATTCTTTAATACTTATGCTATAGGGGTGGCAACAAATAGAGATGCTTGGGTCTATGGATTTTCAAAATCAGAAGTCACAGATAATATCAAAAAATGTCTAAAGTTCTACGATATGCAACGAGCCGATTTCGCTGCAGGTAGAATTGATGATTTTTCAACTAATAAATCTGATATAAGTTGGACAAGAGCTTTGAAGAGATATGCAACTGACAATGTAGAAATCAAATTCAATGCGGAACATTTTAGAGAATGTGAGTATAGACCATACTCAAAAATGTTTTTATATTATCAGAGAGAGCTTGTCGAAAGTCCGGGTATTTGGTCATCATTATTTCCATCTCCTAATCATAAAAATCTTGTAATTATGGTTAGTGGTGTTGGACACCAAAAACCATTTGCAAGTTACATAACAGACACTATCCCTGATTTGCAAGTTTTAGACAAAGACCAATGTTTCCCAATGTATTGGTATAAAGAAAATGACCATATACAAGGAACTCTATTTGATGGAATAGATAATGACAAGTACATCCGTCATGATGGCATTACTGATTGGATTTTGAAAGAAATCCGCTCACGCTTCAGCAACTCGAAAGAGATTACCAAAGAGCGTATTTTCTATTATGTTTACGGTATTCTCCACTCGCCGGAATATAGAACACGCTTCGCTGATGACTTGAAGAAGTCATTGCCCCGTATTCCTATTGTCGAGCGCATTGAGGACTTTATTACCTTTGCAAAAATCGGCAAGCAGCTCGCCGATTTGCACCTCAATTACGAAGCCGTTGCACCCGATGAGCAAGTTACCATTCATTTCGCAGCGCAGCCACCGGTTGCGCCCAAACAGCTCAAAACATGGTTTGCTCAACCGGACGGAGAGCAACTGCTCGAAAAATCTTACGATTTCTTCGCAGTGGAGAAAATGCGCTTTGCCAAGGTGCGTGATGACAGTGGCAAACTTGTCCCGGACAAGTCGAAGATTGTTTACAACAACTTCATTACATTCGAAAATATTCCACTTGCAGCTTACGATTACATCGTAAACGGCAAGTCGGCCATTGAGTGGCTGATGGAGCGTTATGCCATTACCACCGACACTGCCAGTGGTATTCGCAACAATCCTAACGATTGGTCGAGGGAGCATCAGAACCCGACATACATCTTCGATTTGATGCAGTCGATTATCTCCCTCTCGCTCCAAACCAACGAACTTGTGTCGCAGTTACCGAAATTGAATTTGTAATAGAAAGGAAATAGATTGTGAAACAGTACAATCGTGTTATGTTAGGCAGAGGTGGCGCGTATGCCGACCAATGCAAGAATGATGGCTATATTGGGGCTGATTTCAACATCAACGAGGATTTGACCAACCATTTGCCCGAGAACTGGCGCGAGTTTAACAAGAAATATATTCCTGTTTTCCTTGCTGCTAATCCGGACAAAACAAAAGTTGGTGCAGGTTTAGGCTGTGGTGCTTTGTGGACTATCTGCAAAGGTTTGCAGATAGGCGATATTGTTTTATCTCCCAATGGACGTGGAGAATACTATGTCGGCGAGATCATCGGCAATTACTACTATGTCCCGGGAACGGAACTACCGCACCGCCGCAAAGTGCAATGGTATGACAAAACAATCGCCCGAGCTGATATGTCGGATGAGCTTCGCCATTCTACCGGCTCAATAGGTACATGTTGCGATGTCTCCAACTACAATGAGGAGATTGAGAAATTTATCAATACCGTTGCACCTGTTAAGGTAGTCGCCACAAGTGCCGATGTTGAGGACGCTTCCGAGTTCGCCCTTGAAAAGCACTTGGAAGATTTCTTGGTCAAAAACTGGCGCCAAACCGACCTCGGCAAGAAATTCGACATCTATGAGGAAGATGGAGAACTCGTAGGCGAGCAGTATAATACAGATACCGGTCCTATCGACATCTTGGCTGTGAGCAAGAATAAGAAGACAATTCTTGTTATTGAGTTGAAGAAAGGTCGTGCCTCGGATGTAGTCGTTGGTCAGATACAGCGATATATGGGCTATGTCAAGGAGCAGCTTCTTGAACCAGGACAAGAAGTTAAAGGTCTTATTATTGGTCTGGAAGCCGACCTGCGCCTGCGCCGTGCTTTGAGCGTCTGCACAAATATAGATTTCTACCGCTACCAAATTGATTTCAAACTAATAAAAGGAGTATAGTCATGGACGACGAGAGATCTGAGAAAGGAGGAGGTTTCCTCAAATTTCTAATGCTTTTGGGCATTGTTGTAATTATTTTCTTGGTACTTTGGGCTACCGGTCTTATTCGTTGGGAGAGTACTCCTGATGAGATGGAACAAGAGGAGCAGGAGTTGGTTATCGACCCCGTGCAAGGTGATTTTGTCATATCTGAAGCCGAGTGGAATGCTCTCCAGAGTGAGGTTCGCCAACTCCGTAGGGAGGTGAACCAACTGAAAGCCGACGCAGCAAAGGCAGCTACCGCACCGCGTCAAACTTCACCGGCTAACAAACCGGCACAGCAAACAGCACATGCAGGCTCTAATCCTTCTCAGCAAACAACGCAGACCACCACAAAGCCTGCTTCCACTACTACTGTCACGCAGGTTACCCAAAATGACATCACACTTGCCAAGTACTCTCATGACTGGGTAAAACCCGACGCTACTGTTGCCTTCAAGAATAATCTTGCGCAGACGGTTACATCTATATCTGGTCGCATGATTTATTATGATATGTCAGGCAACATGCTCGACTATCAAGACTTCACCAAATCTGTCACGATTGAGCCGAACATGGTAAAAAGTGTTTCTTTGAATGGCTATGGTTATCGTGAAAATTATGCGTACTACAAGAGTGAGTTAGTGCCTGGGAATGAGGAACGCAAATACAAGGTTAAATTTGAACTGAAATCCTATAAGACGAAATGATCGACGCAATCCTTCTTGGGCATTTAGTGGTTGACCCGCTCGTGTGGGAAGTGCCACTTTATGGACTGGCAGCAATTGCCGGTATTGCTCTCGTCTATTTTGTTCGCATACACATCGCCGTGAAGATGGCAGAGAAACGAAATCGCTCCACCGTTGGTTGGGGGCTATTTTCGTTCTTCATATCGCCTATATGGGCTTGGATCCTCCTCGCCATTCTCGGCAAATATGTTCCACCCGATGATTGATCTGAAAGATGAATGATTATCAACCCCAACCGCGTGAGTACTACATTTCAAAATGTAGGTTCTACAAAGGAGGTGACGAAGCGGATACTTTGCCACCGCCTGACTGCATGAACGCGTACTACGAAAGCTGTTGGGTTGATTTCCACTTCAATGAAGGTGGTGTTGAGAAATTGAGGGAATTTATACATGACTATAAGAAGTTCGGTTTGGGACATTTCAGTCCGGACGATGGAGCGCCTATTGCATTGAAGGCACTGATTTGGTCTCGATGGATGCACTGGGGGAGCGGTTGTGAAACACCGGAGAGTTTCATGCACTGGTGGAAGGAGTTTTATTTGAAAGAGATATGAAAAAGTTACTTTATACCATTGCCGCTGCGCTGCTACTTTGCGCATGTGGCACAAAGCAGACGCAGCAGCAATGTCCTTATCAGGAGGACAGTTTCCCCATCCACGGTTCGGTACTGAAGAACGTGGATTCAATGGAGTATTACAATGCGCTTGCAGCGCAAGGTGACGCACGCGCCCAATATATCATGGCCGCGTCCTATTACTGCTCTGCAGAGGCACAACCTCTGCCGGTTGGTATCACTCGCGTCCGTACTCGCGCTGAAGCTGATTCCTTGCTCGACGCTGCCGCAAATCAAGGCTACAAGCCTGCTATCAAAACGCGCGAGTGCTTCCGCGAGTGTAGAGGAGAAGAATAAATCTATAGCCATGACCAGCGGTAAGTTACTCAAGAAATACTTTTGGTTCTTGCGAGCCTTTCAGTCCGGACCAATCTCCAGAGCGGAGATTAGTAGGAGGTGGTTGAGTTCGCCCTTGAACGAAGACAAGAAGCATCTTGCTCGTAGTACCTTCTACCACATGAAGAATGAGTTGGAGGATTTGTTCGACGTGAGCATAGTCACCAATGAAAAGGGCGAGTTTTATATTGAGAAGTCTTTCAAGGAAAATGAGGAGTTTCGCAAGTGGCTTCTCAATAGCCTTGCAGTAGAGAGTTCTTTGGAGGACTATGCCAACATGCACGGACGGATCATGTACGAAACCATCCCCGGAGGAGTGCAGTACTTGCAAACTGTCGTGGACGCCATGCAGCTCTGCTACCGCCTTATCATCCGCTATGGCAGTTTCTCCCATGAACCGCGTGAGTTTATCTTCGCACCGTACGCCATCCGTATCTACAAGCAGCGCTGGTATGCAATTGGTGAGAGCTCGGATCATCCGGGCGAGATTCGCACGTACGCTTTTGACCGCTTCATGCAAGTCTCAACTACCAATTCCAACTATACCATTCCTGATGGCTTCGATGTGAAGAAATACTTTGCCGATTACATCGGCTTGACTATGGGCGAAGCGGACGAGGTGCAAGATATAGTTGTGCGCGTATCACGTAAAGGTGTTTCTTACTTGCGCACACTTCCGCTTCACAAGTCACAGAAGGAAATCAATACCACAGCGGAGTATTCCGATTTCCAATTCCATCTTGCACCGAACTTTGAATTTATGCAGGAGATTTTAGGACGTGGCGACGAAGCCGAAGTGCTTTCGCCGCAACCTCTCCGCGACAAGTTTGCAAGGATCATCTCCAATTTACACGCTAAATATACCAAATAATATGATACGCTTAAATTGCTTTTTTCAGGCCACCGATGGTGACCAGTACAAGGACGCTCTGCGTGCTGCTGTAGCTCTGACCGAGAAATCCCGCAATCATGCCGGGTGCATCGCTTATGATGTGTTCCAGTCAGCGACCCGCTCTGACGTTTTTATGTTCTGCGAAACATGGAAAGATGATGCTTCGCTCAAGGCTCATGCCGAAACGCCGGAGTTCAAGAAATACGTAGCCGAGATAGAGGCTTGCGGACAAATGAAGTTGGAACGATTTGAATTTTGACGACTATGATAGTTACCACTACACCCTCCATTGAGGGTCACACCATTAAGGAGTACAAAGGTCTTGTTTCCGGAGAGGTTATCTTCGGCATGAATTTCCTGAAGGACTTTGGCGCGTCGCTTCGTGATTTCTTCGGAGGACGTACCGACAGTTACGAAAAGGCTATGCTCGAAGGACGCGAGACAGCGCAGAAAGAAATGCGCGAGCGTGCCGAGAAATTGGGCGCCAATGCCATCGTGGGCGTTAGCTTTGGCTATGAGACGATGGGTCAAGCCAATAGCATGATTATGATTTCCATATCCGGCACAGCCGTTGTTATCGACTAATGAGATACAGCCTCGACTATAATAAACAGGCTGATGATTTCGTTAGGGAAGATGGGCTGTGGGAGTTTGCTCTATACGTGGGGCATTTTTACGGTATGCCCAAGGACGGAGAGCAAACTCATGATTGGCTTGCCTTTCGCCCCATGCACGGGGACAGTCGCAGGTATACAGAGGGCTTGCCAATCTATGTGCTCATCGACGAGAACGAAATCAGAATTACAGATGTGGACGATTGCTTTGAGGTGGGAGAGCAAATCCTGAAGCATGATATCTATGCGAAAGGACGCAAAATCTTCAAGGAATACCAACGCAAGTTCTTCGACGATGATTTTGCGAGCCCCAAGGAGCGTGACTATATCCGTGGCATTATACAGGCCACGATGAATTGGTATGAGTGTCCCATTGAGCAGAATGATTTATACCTCTTTTTACAAGAGAGCAAACGCCTTGGTCGTCCCATTGAGATTGTTCCGGACGAGGAAGAAAATCGAGGGAAGCACGACGGCTGGGTGTATTACTTAAAACTGAAATGAAACTAGAGGAAGCGATAACATATGCCATTATGTCGGATGGTCATGGAAAGACGACTGACCAGATAGCTGCCGCTATCAACCGCAATGGTTGGCACATCCGCAAGGACGGCAAGCCGGTTACATCCGCACAGGTCTATGCCTGCATTTGCCGTTATCCTTCCATCTTCACGAAAGAAGCAGGTAGAATCTGCGTAATGTTATAG